CCAAAACAGGTTAAAAAGTTTAAAGCTGTCGACAGTTTAACGAAATTTTACTACAAAAAGGTAGAAAGAGAGCAAAACTCTGTATTAGTTACGCAAAAACAGCGAGAAAGTTATACACAAGCCTACAACAAAAAAATAGATAAACGTCAGTCACGGCTCAAAGAAAGCCTTGACGTGTACCGTGATGGCCTGCGTGAGCGCATTATTGAAAAGCAAGAGGAGCTGGGCATGAACCCAAATCAGATATTTGACACCGCTACCGAACTGGGGCGTGCCAACAAGATATTCCAGCCGCTAATGCGGGACATGTTTAAAAAAGCTGGACAGCAAAGCATGGACGAAATTGCCCAGTTGGGCGCACGCAGCATAAAGGCAAGCGAAAACTTTGCCACGCCAGAAGAGCTTTTGCAGCAGCTTGACCGCCGCTCGGAGTTTTTCCTTGAGTCAATGCTGGAAACGGATTTTGAAAAGCTCAAGAACATTATCTTGGAAAGCATGCAAGCAGGCGAGGGTGTGCCAAAACTAGCCCGCAAGATAGATGACTACTTTGCGGACGTTAGCCGTAACCGTGCCGCAACAATTGCCCGTACAGAAACGGGGCGGCTAGTATCTAAGGCAACCCAGGAAAGCTACAAGCAATCGACCGTTGTTACTGGCAAGGAGTGGCTTAGCTCAAAAGACGATCGGGTGCGCGAAGAACACCAGCAGGTTGATGGCGAAATTGTGTTGCCAGAGGAAAAGTACTCAAACGGTGAGCGGTATCCAGGTGATAATAGTATAAATTGCAGGTGCGCTCTTGCCCCTGCGGTATAGTAAGATATAATTAAAGTATGAACCCAAAAGAAAAACGTTTACAAGAGGCACAGGAACGCGCAAAAGACATGGAGGAAACCATGCTGAAAAGGCAGATTCCAAACAAAAGCATTGCGGTTGATGAGCAAAACAAAACCGCCAAATTTGTAATGTCGCGGCAAACCCGTGACAGACACGATGAAATTATTATGCAGGACAGTTGGATTTTGAAGCACTTTAAAAAAGCACCACGCTTCTTTTTTCAACACAAAAGCGAGGAAATGCCACTGGGTAGCTGGAAAAATGTTGGCTTAGTAGACGACCCCGAAGTGGAAGACGCTAAAAAGCTGGTCGGCACTGCCGAGTTTGCAACAGAGATATACGATAAAGCCGACCTGGCATTCAAAATGGTAAAGGAAGGACACCTTAACTCCGTATCCGTTGGTTTTATACCCCACGAGGTAGAATACAACGAAGACGAGGACGTGTTTGAACTGCGGCAAGCCGAACTTTATGAGGGCTCACTGGTTGGCGTACCAAGCAACCGAGACACCTTGCTTGACGATGGTAAAAGCGCCGACGAGGACGATGTATCTGCACGGCAGCAGGCTATTGCGGCTAAGAATAAACTAGACCAGAAAATTAAACGTGCCAAAGACGACAAGGTTATTGAAGACCAAATTGCCCGTGAAAATCTCAACAAAGCAATCCGTAAAATGAAATAACAAGTCTGCGATGTAACTTTACCCCTGCAATGGGCGCAGATTAAAAGTTTAATTAGCCGTCAACATTATGAATAAATTTTATCGAGTTGTTGCAGGACAAAAGCTGTTTTGTGAGGAGGACGGCACGCTTCTCAAAGACAGCGACGGGCATTACTTGCGCGTTAAAGATGAAGAAGATGTCGATGAGGACGAGCTGGAAGAGGTTGAACCCGAAGAGGAGCCAAGCGAAGAGGTAGAAACTATGCTTAATGAAGCGCGTGAGCAGGTAGCCGAAAAAGCCGAGGAAGACATGAAAGAGGCGAAAACCAAAGCCTATAACGACGTGGAAGAGCTCTTCAGTGCCTTTTCTGCTGGTGCCGAAGAAAAGAAAGCAGAAATTGCCAACGCCGACGGTGGCGCACGCAATAAGCTGTTCGATCCAGAAAACGTTAGAAACCAAATGAAAGCGTTCAACGAGGGCAAGTCTAGCTCCGTTGCGTTTGAAATTGCCGACCCAGAAAATGCTAAGTCGCTTCTTGAAGGCGACAGCCGCCAGAAAGCCACAAGCCGTGGTGATTTAACTGGTGACGTAATTGAGGGTACACGCGTGCCAGAAGTTACCCGTGACCCAGTGCGTGATACGTTTGTGGAAAGCATTGCGGACGTTACGCCGAACATGCAAAGCGAGTTTCTTGGTTACGTTGAAGCCACCAACGAAAGTGGCGCACCAGCTACTACAGCCGAGCTTGCTCAAGCTCCTGAAAAGGACTTCACGTTCGAAGAGTTTAAGGCGTATCTTAAGAAGATTATGGTTACCAACAAGCACTCTGTTGAGCTCCTACAGGACTCACAGCAGCTTGTTAGCGCTATCCAGACGTGGTTGAACCAGGACGTGAACATTGAAACCGATGAGCAGCTACTCAACGGTGATGGCACAGGCTCAAACCTTGAAGGCGTGTTTACTGTCGCAACGGCAGTAACCGACGCCAGTTTGGGCAGCAAAGAGGTGGAAACACCGAACCTGTACGATGTGCTACGGGTTAGCATGACCCAAATCATGACCGCTGGAAAAGGGCAGTACCGACCGACCCACGTACTGCTTAACTCCGAGGACAGCGATGAGCTTGACCTTACTAAGGACGCTGATGGACGGTACATCTTACCGCCATTTATTTCGGAGGACGGAACGCGCATTAAAGGCGCACGCCTGATCGAGAACACAGGCGTACCACAGGGTGAATTCCTTGTTGGTGACTTTAGTAAGCTGCACGTTGGAACTAAAGGCGGTGTGCAGATTGAAATGACAGACTCCGATGGAGATGACTTCGGTAAGGATATCCTTACTGTCAAGCTACGCCGCCGTGTTGCGTCTTACGTACGTAACAACGACAGTGGAGCATTCCAGACAGGAAATATCAGCAACGTGAAAGCAGCACTTAACCCAAATAGCTAACTATGGACGTTAACGTAAACGATGTTTTACACAGCAGAAGTAGTGGCGAGTACACAAAGGTATTAGAGGTGGACGATGGTGGACGCTATGGCTTGACTGGCTGGACAAAATCGCAGGAAAAGGCAGAAGAGGCTGAGAAGATTAGCACATTTGTAAACAAGTTTGGGCTGCGTAACGCTAACGCCGAGGTTGTAGGAAGTGTTGACGGCGACCAGGTAGACGAGGACGAGACCGAAGAGGCAGACACGGACGAAGCCGAAGCGGACGAGGAAGCTGAAAGCAGTGAAAACGTTGACCTTGAGGCTGTGAGCGAAATGACAAAAACCGAAGTGCGCGACCACTCGGCTGACTGGGTGCGTGCTGTTGCAGACGAGCTTGATCTAGATACCGAAAAAAACAAAGGCGAACTTGTAGACGCTATTGCAGACGAACTTGACCTTTAGTTTGTTTGCGGTGCGGCGGCAACCCCGCCGTACTACCGAGCAAATTAAATGTATACGCAAATGACTCAATTACTCCAAAGCGCAATACTATTTTCGTCGGGCGTGTTTATCGGTTTGGCGGTTGGCTTTATCATCGGCACCTACTCCACAAAGCACCGCTTAGAGGGCGGTAAAGTTGACTTAGCAAGGCTTTTTACGTTTATATTGATACCCACATGGCTTGTTGTGCTGGTGTTACAGTTTGTGTTTGGTATAGACGTGCCGCGGATTGTACACATACTGTTTGGTATACCAATCGGTGACGTGTTTGGTTTAAAACTTAACCAGCTATGGGGAAGAAAATAAAAAACAAACAAAAAACGCTCCTGCGGCTTATCTGTATTGTGCTGGTGGTGCTTTTTTTGATGAGCATTAGTAGCTGGGTGGATAGAATGCGGCAAAACATGATCCAGGACAGGACACCTGACCAGTACCTGGTTGAAAACCAGGACGGCGTGGTACTATATAAATAGATTATAAATATAACCTAAATTTTTATGCCCGACACAATTCACGACTTTGCAACCAGCATAAGCTACGATGAAGAAACCACAACTGACAGTTACCAAACCTTTGATAGCCCACTTGACTTAATGGGGCGGCGCAACTCCGTATCGTTTATTTTCGAAAACACGGGTGGCTCAAATGCATTAAAGTTTAAGATCGAAGCCTCAAATGGTGGCGACACTTGGGTAGAGGTGCAGGCAGAAGAGGCGGTAAACTCTGGCGAGGTAACCTCTTATGAGGAAGACCTGCCAGCATTTCGTTATTACCGCGTGCGGTTTGCCGCTAACACAGCAGGCAGCCAAACCACCGCGAAGCTACATGTAGCCGCTAAGTAAACCTAAGGTATGGCAAACGACAACTGCGTCACAAATCCGTTTACCACCAAACAGTCAGACATAACTGACGCAAATAGTAAACTGACGCAGGCAGGCGATAGTTTTAGTGAGTATGAGCTTTGCGATGGCGACTTGGCTATAACGCTTTTGCTTGAGCCAGACTACAATTTCCAGATAGACGGTGCGGGTAATACGTTACTACTATGAGCTACAACAGCCCCAAGCGTATAACAGAATTAAATGAGTCAACATCGTTTAACGACAATGACTTACTTTTGGTGTGGAACTCGGTAAACGACGAGACCCGCAAAGAAACCAAGAAATTCTTTGCCAGTAAAATACTGGAAATGATACGGGACGGTGCGCCCAACGCTTTGAATACCTTAAATGAACTGGCTGCCTCATTAGACAACGACGCCAACTTTGCCAATACCGTCAACACCGCACTAAATGGCAAAGTAGACGTCACTACATTTAACAGCCACGTCAATGACACCGCAAACCCGCACAACGTTAACAAAAGCCAGGTCGGGCTCAACAGTGTTACAAACGACAAGCAGGCAAAAGCAAGCGAGCTGGGGCAGGCTAACGGTATAGCAACGCTTGATGGTGGCGGTGAGGTGCCAGAGGTGCAACTGCCAGCCAGTATTGGTGGCTACGGCGATGAAGACGCTCAAGACGCCGTTTGGGGCAACTTTAGTGTCGGCGCAAACCTAAACTTTAATTACGATGACGCCAACGGTGTTGCCAGCCTTGCGTTGGCAGGCTCAACGTATACAGACGAGGATGCACAGGACGCTATTGCGGCGGCACTCTCTACACAATTTAACTACCAGGACAGCAACGATGCGATCAACCTCGACCCGCATGCCAACACGCCTGACGCCCACCACGCAAAGTACACAGACAGCGATGCCGAAAGTGCGATAAACAACGATGCCGACCATGGCAGTACCGCACCGCACAACTACTTTTCAGGTAGCTACAACGATTTAACCGACAAGCCTGACTTATCGGTGCTGAATGATACGGTGGTTGAGGCTACAAAAGCTGACTTTCCAAATACAGGTGAAACCGACAAAGTTTATATTGCCGAAGACACTGGTTATGTATTTCGGTGGAGTGGATCGGCTTACACACGTCTTTCTGACAAAACCGCAATTTGGGGCGAGATTTCAGGTAGCCTTAGCAACCAAACC